ATACACGAATTGGCGGGGAGCGATCTCCATAAGCGTATAGCGCTCCTTTTGAGCAATGCTCATTTTGACTTTGCGCAATTCCTCTGCGGTATCGAGATGCTTGCCTTGAAGCTCGAGGTAGGCGATGCGCTGGTCGCCCAGCGCCTCCTGAGTTGCGAAAAGCACGGCGCGGAGCTGAGAGGTAGCCTCCTCGATCTTGAGGGAATCGTGGATTCCTACGAGCGATCTCGCGAGTTCCATAGCGATCTTCAAGGACGAAGCGGCTGCGTTGATAGAGGTTAAGTCCATGCCGATCTCCGGTAGTGATTTGGTTGTCTTGAAGCATCAATTCTACCGGCAGATCGGCTCCTCTGTTTTTGCAAGCGTTTTTATCCCGTTGCATTTGTCTAACTAATTCCACGGCTCGGTGTCCTAGTGGTGTCGAGCCACTTTTATAACCTGGTGGGTGTGTCCCACGCTGTCCCACTGAGAGGTACTGAGAGTGACAAGCCTGCAAAACACGTTGTTTTATTACTCTTACGAGGATGTGATCCACGATTGCGTGACCGCCCTTGGTGGGTTCAAGAAGGTAGGGAATATGCTGTGGCCTGACATGCCTGCCGATGACGCAGGCCGCAAGTTGGCCTCGTGCCTCAACCCTAATAAACGGGAGAAGCTCGACCTGAGCGAATTACGTTTGATCAGGGTAGAAGCCCGCAAGGCAGGGGTGCACATCTTGGCGCACTACGAGGCACGCGATGCCGGTTACTCAGAACCACAGCCGCTGAACCCTGAAGATGAAGCCGCACAGTTGCAGCGTGAGTTTATTGCCGCTGTGAAGGGCTTAGAAACCTTACAAGCGCGCATGGCACGGACTGTGTCGTGAGCTTGACCCACATTCGCCGCTGCGGTACCGTCGCTAGTAAGGAGCCTAAGAACTCCGAGCTCGGCGGTACCCGCATCCGAAACCCATGCGGTTTTTTTTACGCCTGCACGTTTTTACGTCGGGAGGGCGGCAGCTATACAACACCCGCAAGGGGAAAACTGCCCGCCGTCCGAGTTCGGTTTCTTAGCCTCCCGACACCCACAGGTGCGGCGCCTAAGAACGTCTCCCCTGTGTTCTTCTCATAACTCGGGAGACATTTTTATGACGCAGTCCATTATTCCGTTCGATTTTCATTCTCACGCTGTGCGCGTTGTGATGCGCGATGGCAATCCGTGGTTTGTTGCTACCGATGTTGCTGTAGCGCTCGGCTACCGCGATGCGGCTAATGCAGCACGCCACGTTGGTGCACATCAGAAGGGTACTCACATTGTGAGTACCATCAAAGGAAATCAATCACTTACGATCGTTTCCGAAGGGGGCTTATACCGCCTTGTCCTACGGAGCCGTAGGGCAGAGGCTGTTGCCTTCTCGGATTGGGTGACGGATGAAGTCCTGCCCTCAATCCGCAAGACGGGGGGTTACTCAGCTTCGCACCCTCCTGCTGTCACTTTGACAGAAGTAGAGGCATTCAACCTGTACGCACTGCTGAGGATGGTCGCGGGGCATCTGTCACGGGAACGCATTGAACCGATTGGGCAAGCCTTACATCTGATGCGTTCGCCATTCGCCAGTGCGGTCAACGATTTGTGGCTGGAGGTGGGGCCGCGTGCTAAGCGCATGGAGGATATCGCCGAGCGTTGCCGCAGTGCCTTCTACGGTTTGCGCTAAGCCATCCGGCTGTCTTACTGGCCGTACTCCTTAATTAGTAAGGAGTGACTTTCAACTCGTTAAACCACCCCCGCAGTTAAAAAGGGCGGGCTGAGGGGTTGGCCTCAACTCGCCCAAAACAAAGGTGAAACTCCTATGAGAGATTCTATCACGGTTCTAAAACACCCCGTAAATACCCTCGCCAAAACATGGTGCGCTGATGGCTCGGTGAAAGCCTACGACAACGCCAAATTCTTCCAGGTGGAGCAACGAGCACTCAACAATAGTCGCGAGCTCTCTGCACTCCTCACGGAGCTGGAGCAGAACCCGCATGCCTGCGTGATTCGCGGGGCGTATGTGGGCGATGCCAAAGCCGCTGCGCTTGATACTGAGTTCCAGAAAGGAAAAGTACGGCGCATTGCCGAGCTGTACGAGGATATCCCGCATCACTGGATGCTCGTTGAGATCGACAACTTCGATCCGGTGCGCCGCGATCCGGTGGCCGATCCGGTGGGGAGTATCGGCGAGTTCCTCCACGCACATCTTCCCTTTGGCTTCCACGGCGCAGATTACCATTGGCAGTTATCCAGTAGCGCGGGGCGGCCTGAGTGCGCAGGGAAGCTAAAAGCCCATGTGTGGTTCTGGCTAAACAAGCCGTACACCAGCGCACAGCTCAAAGCCTGGGCCGCTGTCTGCGCTCCAGGGCTGGACGCTTCTGTATTTAATACGGTGCAAATCCACTACACCGCCGCCCCTGTGTTTGAAGCCGGTGTGGCCGATCCAGTTCCAGTGCGCAGTGGCTTTGTGAAAGGCCTTCTTGAGGATTTTGTATTGCTGGAGATTGATGCGGCGATCCTGGAAAGCGCCAAGACTGAAGGTAAACCCAGCCGCCAACACAAGCTCATGGCCGCTGCTGCCAACGACCCTGTGGCCGTGCATCTTTCGCACTTCTGGAAGGTCCTATCAACAGGCAAAGCGGGCGAACTCTTCATTGAATGCCCCTTTAAAGAACGCCATACGCAAGCCTCTAGCCCCACATCCACGGTGTATTACCCGGCACATACCGGAGGCTATGCCAATGGCGCGTTTGTGTGCCAGCACGCCCACTGCCGGAATAGGACGCAAATAGAGTTCCGGCAAGGGGTGGGTTATACCGAGGAAGAATTACCACCGCCTGGAATAGAGGAAATGGATGTGAACATGTTCGGCGTGCCCACGACAGAACACACCCCCACGGACGACATGATCATTAGCAGACTCGCCACAACAAAGGAGCTGACAACGGACAAAGCGAACGGCGCTCGCATCGTCAAGTACTACGGAAAACAGCTAATGCTTGTTGCCGGTGATTGGTACACCTGGAACGGGGAATATTGGAAGAAGGGCAAGGCCGAAGCGTTCCAAGTAATAGGCGAATTCCCGAATGCCATCCGCTACGAAGCAGAACAAGCAGCGCAAGAAAAAGACGATAAAAAAGCTGCCCTATTGTACAAATGGGCTAAACAGTCCGAATCGACTTCCAGGCGGAACGCAGCAGTGGAATGGGCTTCAAACCACCTCACCGTAGGACCACATCGACTAGATAACAACCCTTGGCTATTGAACTGCGCCAACGGCACCGTTGACTTGCGCACGGGGGAGCTGTCCCCACACCGCCGCGAAGATTGCATTACGCGGGTCGTTCCCCTTAACTACAACCCAAACGCCACCGCGCCTGTCTTTAAAAAGACACTGGAACGCATTACCTGCGAAGAGGGGCAGGCTGGCAAGCCACTCAGTGACTTCCTACAACGCTGGTTCGGCTACTGCACCACCGGCTCGGTGCGTGAACAAAAGTTCGCTGTGCTGTACGGGGATGGCGCTAACGGCAAAAGCACGTTGCTGGACCTAATCATGGGGGTTCTCGGTGGCTATGCGGGCGTGGCCGCCCCTGGGCTGCTCATAGGCAATAAAAGCCAACAGCACCCTACCGCCGTTGCCGACCTTTTCGGGCGGCGCATGGTGACTACCCACGAATCAGGGGACGGGGAAGCATTGCGGGAAGACTTCGTGAAACGAGCCACTGGCGGCGATGCGCTCAAGGCGCGCTATATGTACGGTGAACTCTTCGAGTTCCAGCCCACGCACAAGCTGCAATTGCTCACCAACCATAAGCCAGTGATCAAGGGGCAAGACAGCGGCATCTGGAGGCGCATTATGCTCATCCCTTTTAAAGCGAAATTTGATGCCGCTGAAGGGGAAGAGATCGGTAACGGCAAGTACCTTCGGGATATGAGGATCGCTGAGAAGCTGGCCGCTGAACGAGAAGGTGTATTGGCGTGGCTCGTAGCAGGGGCTGTGGAATGGTACAAGAACGGACTGAACCCTCCTGATATTGTGTTGGACGCTTCGGAGGAATACCAGTCGGAGCAGGACCGTGTCGGCCAGTTCATTGATGAAGAATGTGAGACAGGAGCTGAGTACGAGGAGAAACTCAGTACGCCGATGGGCGGTGGCCTCTACCCAGCCTATACGCAATGGTGCAAGGCCAGCGGCGTTTACACATTATCCAAAACCCGTTTCCTTGACGGATTGAAACGGTGTGTACCTGGGTTCAAGAAGAAGTACGTAGACCGGATCGTTGAAGGGAAGCGACACAAGTTTACGGTGATTATCGGCGTGGCGCTTGTGAATGCTGAGTTTTGAGGTGGGGCAGGTGTGGGGTGGGATGCCCCCCACCTACACACACCTAAAAACCCCCTTTTTTACCTTTACATGTAAAAAAAAGAAATATAAAAGAGTTTAAAAAGGGCTTTTAGGTGGGTGTGTAGGTGGGGAGGCCCAACACCCCATCCTCGCACCGTACATCTAGCCATTGCCACACCGGCGGGAGAAAGCGCCGCCGCATCGCCCAATAATCTTCTTTTAGTTCAATGGGTTATACTTGTCTCCATGCTTTTTTGCGGCTGGTTAGTTACAAATGCAAACAACAAATCTTCTACAATGTAACAATCCGCGTCGTTTGCTGGCGCGTTTGAACCCGAGCACGATCCGCTACGACACGCTGCCTGGCGGCGTGCCTGAGTTGACAGCGCAGGACATTGCGCATGCCTTAGCGCTCACCCCAGCGGGCTTGGGGCGTGCGGTACTGGAGGCGTGCTGGTGGCCGGATGGCGCAGCGTTGCGGCGTGGCCCCTTGCGCGATGCGGTGGTGGCCTTGGTGACGCCGGAGATTCGACGGCAGCAGCAGCGCTTGCTGGAAGCGCGTACAGACGTGGGCATTGTCAAAGCGTGCATGGGGTGGACCCGAGCGACGACAAGCGCACAGCAGGCGGCGCTGAGGCGTGCGGAAGAGTGGCTGGAGGAGGCCAAGGCGCAGCTATGGCCACAGGCAACATTGGAGATGCTGCCGGTTCTGGTTGCGGCGGTTGTGGATGAGCTATCCCAGCCGCGTGATTGCCCGACGTGCCACGGTCGGGGGGCGTTGGTGAAGGTATGCGCGGCCTGTGGTGGCAGTGGCATGCTGCCGGTGAGTGATCGCCGTCGGGCGGCTGCGATTGGCCGTGATGAGGCTTCCTACCGCAGGGTGTGGTGTGGCGTGTACGAGTGGTTACTTAACAAGATGCGTAGTGCCGAACGCCAAGCGGCTAGGGAGCTTCAAGAGGCGTTGCGGAGAGAAGCTGCGTAGTGCGGAGTTGATGCCTCCGCACTTTCCCCCCTACTGTACGCGCCTGAGTGGTGCTATGCCCTCATCGAATGATTCACTCGCGCCCTGCCTACCCAGCAGGGCTTTTTTTGTTGTGGAGCGATCCCTGAGGGACAGTGTTTTGAGAAGTAATTTTTTTCAGGATGCAGGCTTTGCTGTTGTCAAAAGCGCTCCGCCTGCGGGCGTTGCATTTTTGACAGCCGATAAGCTGGTGACGCTGGCGACGCTGTTTTACGTCCTTCTGCAAGCGGCCTATCTGATATGGCGCTGGAAGCGGGACGCTAAAACCGATAAATGCGACGAGCAAGGCGATGCCGATGGCTCCGAACCCCACTTCTAATGGGCGTCGAATGGCGCTTGGCCTGGCGGTCGTGCTTGGGTTAGCGGCCCCTATGATTGCGAAGTGGGAGGGTGTTGAACACCGCCCTTACAAGGATATCGTGGGCGTGTGGACGGTGTGCTACGGGCACACTGGAGCAGACGTGGTCCACGGGAAGACCTACACCCAGGCCGAGTGTGAGGCGTTGTTGCAAAGGGACATGTTGGAGGCCAGCGGCTACGTGCGCCGTTGCATTACGGTTCCGATGTTCCCTCACGTAGAAGCGGCGCTTGTGTCGGCTACGTTCAACATTGGCCCCAAGGTGGTGTGTGGGAGCACGTTGCAACGTAAGGCGCTGGCGAATGACTGGCCGGGTGCGTGTGCGGAGCTTGCGCGTTGGAAGCATGCTGGCGGGCGTGAGATACGCGGGTTGACGTTGCGCCGTGACGATGAGCAGGCGCTATGTGAAGGCCGCATCTTGTGGAGATGATCGTGTTGCAACCCCTTAAGGTGCTTGGCGCGCTGGCGTGCCTGTTGTGCCTTCTCCTGTTACTGCGCGTGCCGTACGGGATGGGTTATCGCGCAGGCGCTTCTGAGTGGAAGGCGAAGTTCGCCGAGGCGGACAGCCAGTACCAGACGTTACGCAATCAGATCACAACGGCGGAGCGGGCCATGAAGGTGAAAACCGATGCCGCCAGCCAGCAGTTAAAAGTTAACAGAGAGAACGTAGATGAGGCGCTCAAGCAAGCCAAAGCTGATGCGGTGCAGCTTCGTAGCGAGCTTGCTGCTGCCCTGCGTGCTGGGCATGTCCGGTTGCGTCAGGAATGGAGCGGTTGTGTGCAGCCCGCCCCCTCCGGTAGTGCTGCCGCCCATGCCACCGATGCCGACGCCCGAAGGCGTACAGACGGCGCAGGACGTCTTGTTGCAGCCACCGCCACGGACGCCGCAGTGATCACAGGCTTATGGGCTGCGTGGAAAGCCGATCGTGATGCGGTGATTGCTGCTGGATGCGCGGTAGAGGCGCACCGATGAGCCGCAACGGGGTTTTTTATGCAAGCGCTTACGACACGGTGCGCACGCATGTATTGCGCATGGTGGAGGGCGAACGGATGAAATGCACAGTAGAGATGGAGGGTGCGATGCCGAAAAGTGTTTCTATTACCTCAATGACGTTGGATACCAGCCGCCAGTGTGCCGCCGATGCAGTTGCGGGGGGTGTAGGTGCGCGCCGTTTCGATGTCTGGGTTACCGGCCAGCGTTGCGGTGAAGGTGTGATCTTTGCACGTACAACGCTCAGTGATGGCATTTGCCGTGTCCATCGTATTTTGGTGAGGGTGCAGTAATGGCGTGGGCAAAAGGCCAGTCTGGCAACCCCAAGGGCCGCGCGATGGGCAGCAGGAACAAGAACACGGCAGCGATTAAACAAGCCTTTCTGGAAGCGTTTGACCAGCTCGGCGGTGTGCCTGCCTTAGTCGCCTGGGCGCAGGAGAACAAAACAGATTTCTACAAACTAGCGGCGCGGATGATCCCCACGGAGGCCCGCGTCAGTGGTGAACTGGAGTTGAAAGAGGCGGGCGATGATGAATTGGATGCCGCCATTACAGCATATGCCACCCAAGCAGGTATTAGCCTTGTTGTTAGAGGAGAAAGCGCGGCGCCGCCGCACTAACCGTCTGGCCGAATACAGCCCCTACCCCAAGCAGCGCGCTTTTCATGCGATGGGTGCAGGCACGCGTGAACGGTTGTTGGCGGCGGCGAACCAGTCAGGAAAGACACTGTGCGCTGGGCATGAGGTGGCGATGCATCTCACAGGCCGCTATCCGCAGTGGTGGGAGGGTAAACGTTTTGAAAGGTCCAATCACGGCCTGGCCGGTTCAGAAACTGGAGAACTAACACGCCGTGGCGTGCAGCGCATTTTGCTAGGACGCGATCCTAAAACGGAGATGGGGACAGGTGCGATTCCTGGAGAATGTATTGAGGGCGTGACCTGGGCGCGTGGCGTGCCTGAACTGGTCGATACGGTGTACGTGCGACATGTGTCTGGGGAGCGCAGTTCGATCTCGCTCAAGTCCTTTGATCAGGGCCGCGAGAAATGGCAAGCCGATACGGTCGATTGGGTGTGGTTTGATGAGGAGCCACCCGAAGATGTGTATTTTGAGGGGATCACCCGGACCAATCGGACCTTTGGCCCAGTGTTTATGACGTTCACACCGCTGAAGGGCATGTCCAGCGTGGTACGGCGGTTTCTGCTGGAACAAGCCCCTGACAGGGGGCTGGTGCAGATGACCATTGACGACGCCGAACATTACAGCCCTGAGGATCGGGCGCGCATCATTGCCAGCTACCCCGCCCACGAGCGCGAGGCGCGCACCAAGGGCACTCCTTCGCTGGGCAGTGGCCGCGTGTTTCCTATCGCGGAGGACTCGATTGCCATCGCGCCGTTCTCGATTCCTGAAGAATGGGCGTTGATTGGCGGGATGGACTTTGGGTATGACCACCCGTTCGCTGCGGTCAAAATGGCCTGGGATCGTGAAGCCGATGTGATTTACGTGATGTGTGCATACCGTCAGCGTGAAGCAACCCCTGTGATTCACACAGCGGCATTGAGGCCCTGGGGCGCACATTTACCCTGGGCGTGGCCGCACGATGGGTTGCAACACGACAAAGGCAGCGGTGAACAGTTGGCCGAACAATACCGGCAGCAGGGGCTTTCCATGCTGGGGCAACGGGCGACCTTCACAGACGGCACCAACGGCCTTGAAGCAGGCGTCACGGAGATGCTGGACCGGATGCACACCGGACGTTTGAAGGTGTTTAGCCACCTGACAGAATGGTTTGAAGAATTCCGGCTCTACCACCGTGAAGACGGGCGGATCGTCAAACACCATGACGACCTGCTCAGCGCGACACGGTACGCGATGATGATGCGGCGGTACGCCAAGCCACCGCACGTAGCCACATTTAATGTTTACGATTACTCGGTGGATTATTGAAGATGCCCCGCGCACAGAAAAAAACCACGGATGAACTGGCCCAGATGCGCTCGCGCTACCAGCTCGCCAGTGATTGCTGCCGCGATCTTTACGACCAGGCGCGTGATGATATTAAGTTTGTCACAGTCCCTGGGAACCAGTGGGATGAGTCGCTGAAGAAACGCCGCAGACACCGTCAGACGTACGAATTCCCCAAGCTGCGCATGCATACCCAGCAGGTGATAAACGAGATGCGCCAGCAACGCCCCTCTTGCAAGGTGCGCGGCGTGGAAGAATCGGACCGTGGGCTGGCTGAAATCATGCAGGGGATTTGCCGCAATATTGAAAGCGTATCCAATGCCGATCATGCCTATGACATTGCGTACGAGAAAGCGGTCAAGGGTGGTTTTGGCGTGCTGCGCGTGATGACGGATTATCTCAATGAGGATGATTTCGAGCAGGATATTCGCATCAAGGCGGTACGCAATCCGTTTGCGGTGAAATTCGACCCTGCCGCCGTTGAGATTGATCGGCGTGATGCAAACTTTGCGTTTGTCGAGGAGTTGATTCCGAGAACCGATTTTGAGCGCCGCTTTCCGGACGCCGATGTGTCCGACTTCGACGCAGATACACAGTGCGGTGCGTGGCGTGATGCGGGGCAGGTGCGCATTGCCGAATACTGGTGGAAAGACCCCAGAAAACGGGAATTGCTGGCCTTGTCGGATGGCCGCGTGGTGTTTGCCGACGAGATCGCCGCGCAGGCTGGGTTGGGTGTGGAGGAGGCGAAAACGTTTTTAGAGTCAGCGGGTGTGCAGATCGTACGTACACGCACCATTGAGGGTCACCGCGTGCTGATGCGGCTGACCAATGGGCACACCTGGCTGACGGAACCTTACGAATTCCCTTGCCAATTTATCCCCATCGTTCCGGTATGGGGGAATATCGAGAATATTGATGGCAGTGATTACTGGTCGGGCATGGTGCGTTTTGGTAAGGACCAGCAGCGCCTACATAACGTACATCGAACAGCGCTTGTTGAAGCGGTCGCCAAATCCCCTAAAGCGCCTTTCATCGTTGATCCCAAAATGATAGAGGGTCATGTGCAGATGTGGAATGACTCACATTCTGAAGACTTCCCCTATCTGTTGGCGAATATCGTTGATAACGGGCGTATCCCTGTGCGTGTCGAGCAGGCCCAGGTCCCCGCCGCTTTAATTCAACTGGCGGGCATGGATAACGACGATGTGAAAGCCGCCACGGGGATCTACGACGCGAGCTTAGGCGCACGCAGTAATGAAACTAGCGGGATTGCGATCAACAGCCGCAAAATGCAGGGCGCGGTGGCCACGTTTAACTACATTGATAATCTGGCTTACGCGGTACGCTACACCTATGAAATTCTCGTAGACATGATTCCTCGTGTCTACGATACGCCGCGTGCGGTGCGTGTCCTTGGCGAGGATGGCGGCGAGAAGTGGAAACAGTTGTACCAACAGGTGACCGACCCGACGACCGGCCACACGGTCACCCTGAATGATATCCGTCAGGGGAAATATGATGTAGTGGTCACGGTGGGTCCAAGCTACGCCACGCAACGCATGGAAGCTGCTGATGCCATGATGCAATTAGCGGCCCAGATGGGCGGTGTCGCGCCACAAATCGCCACTGTAGCCGCCTACGCCGGAATGCGGAGTATGGACCTTGTCGGCGGGGACGAAGTGTTAGCCGCTTTCCATAAGATACTTGTCGCGCAAGGCTTGCTCCCCCCCAAAGACGGCGAGCCGCCTCCAGAACCGCCCGCTCCGGACCCCGTACAGCTAGCCCGCGTGAAGAAACTATCGGCGGATGCGGAATTGTCCGATGCACGGGCGCAACATCAACGGGCCGACGCCGCACAACAGCATCTTGAGACATTGGCGGCTGCGCATGCCTTAAGCGCGCCTGCCGTCGATCCTGGGTGGTTTCCTAACGCCTCCAACAACACACCGCCGCAAGGCGGTTTTTTTATGCCTGAAGGCCCTGCGCTTCACGGCTTGATACCGGCTGCTCACAGCCGCGTCCGCATTGGCCCGGTCAGGCCGACCCCGAGAGGATGAGATGAGCGACGATACCAACACCGCTACGGTGAGTTTTGAGGCGATAACACCGCCCACAAACGACGCGCAAGCGGCGCTGCAAGAACAGCAGCAACAACCGACGCCGGAACCCAGCAGCGAACCGCCCAGCGCCACCGGCGAAGCGGATAAGCAGGCCGAGGAGAAAAAGAAACAAGGCAACCGCACCCGCGAATACATTCAGCGGATCAACGGTGAAAACAACGAGCTACGCCGTCGGCTTGAGGCATTGGAGCGGCAGCAGCAACCCGTCCCTACGCGTTCCAGCCACACGCCGCAGGCAGGGCAGGAAGGCGCACCTGGGCTTGAAGACTATGCCTATAACTGGAATGAATGGGCGGACGCGCGTTTTAGCCATCTGTTCCAGCAGTGGCAGCAGGAACAGCAGCAGGCCGAAACCGTCCGCCAGCAGCACAGTGCCCAGGCGCGTTATGAAGCACGTGCCGCAGAGTTTATGAATGCGCACCCTGATTTTTACGAAACGGTGGGGTCAATGGACCTTTCCCTGCTGAGTCCTGCCGTGCAGGCCGCTGTGATCCAGCACGAGAAAGGCCCAGAGATCGCCTACCACCTGGCCACTCAGGACGATGCGTTATGGTCCCTGGCTTCGGTGCGGGAAGACTTACTGCCCGCCGCTGTGGAACGGCTGGCAGCGCGCATGGCTACCCCTCAGACACACACCCCCCTCACTTCAGGCCCCTCACCAGGCAAACCGATCAGCAACGCCCCACCCCCGCCCCCGTCGGTATCAGGCCGCTCCCCAGCGGAGATTCCGTCTGAGAAGCTGACCGATGACGACTGGTACCGCCGCGATGTCGACAAGCGGCGCAAGCGCTAAACGAAACGACACACCAAACCCACACTTTTTATTTCAGGAGTACACCTATGGGCACTCAGGCACTCACCCATCAGATGATCGCCCGTGAAGCGGCAAAGATGCTTGTTGAGCAGAACAACGTTGTTACTAACATCAATACTGAACGCTCCAAGGAATTTGGGGAGGAGATCAACGGCTACAAAAAAGGAGATACCGTAAAAATCATGATCCCGCCGGTTCCGGTGACTTACAGCGGCTCCGTTTTTGCCGCCTCTGGCGCTACATCCGCTCCGTTATCGGCACCGCCCATCAGCGAGAGTTACGTTAACTTACAACTGGATCAGCAGCACCATGTCCCGCTGACTTTTACGGCGAAAGAAAAGAAGCTGGACCTGACGGACTTCAGCAAGCGCTTTTTACGTCCGGCGATGACTTCACTCTCCAGCAAAGTGAATGCAATCCTGCTGGCGTCCATGTACCAGCAAACGCCAAACGTGGTGGGCACGTGGGGCACGGTCCCCAGTACGCGCACCCCGTGGCGTTCGGCGGCCTCGACCCTGGATCGCCATCTGGCCCCGGAAGAGGACCGCTGCGCGCACTTCTCCACCGAGGCCAATGACGCGCTGGCCGAGGCGAATGCGGCGCTGTTCCATACCTCCGATGAACTGCGCGGTGAGTTCAGTAAAAACGCGGTCGGCCTCTTTGCGGGGTTAGAGTTTTACAAACAGTTATCACTGCCCACGCATACCAACGGGTTAGGGGCGGGCTATGTGGTCAGCGGCGTAGGTCAGATTGGCTCGTCTATTTCAATTGATGGCAAAGCCGGAAAAGGCGATATTATGAAGGGGTCCATCATCACCTTCGCTGATGTCTTTGAGGTGCATCCCATCACCGGCGCGACCACTGGCAGGTTGCGACAGTTTCTAGTTACCGATGGCTACGTCGCAGGTGGTAGCACACTTTCCATTTACCCAGCGATCATCCCTACAACCTCAGAGGGGATTGGTACCGTAGACAAAGCCCCAAGAGATCGCGCAGCGATTACCGTTTTTGGCCAACCATTGGTGCCAGCCGTTCAGAACCTTGTCTTCCACCGGGATGCATTCGCCACCGCGTTCGCCCCCCTTCCGGTGTTGGCCTCGTGTGAAGGCTATACGGCAAGCATAAAAAACATCAGCGTGCGTGTGATGACCTTTGGTGATGGTAAAAACGATATGGAACATACCCGCGTAGATGTGTTGTTTGGTACGCCTGCCCCTGTCCGTCCCGACCATGCGTGCCGCGTGACGCAGTAATCCCCTTTACAGGAGCGCCCATGACCACGGTGGCAGAGATCATCCGCGATGCGTTCGGGCATTTGCGCGTACTGGATGCCAACGAAGCGGTAGAAGCTGAAGATGCAACCCGTGCGATTCGTACGCTCAACCTGATGATGCGCCGTTGGGAGGCGAATGGGATTGCGCTAGGTTGGTCAGAGGTCGCCAGCCCCGACGACCTCCTGCCAGCGCCCGCCGAAGCGGAGGAGGCCATTGGCTATAACCTGGCGGTGCGCTTGCGTGCCGGTTACGGTGTTGTGCTGGAGCAAGACGTGCTCAACGCGGCCGAACGGGGCAGGGCGATGTTGATCAGCGATACGGTGCATGCCAGCGGCGTTCGCATGCAATACGCCCTGCCTGCTGCCGAAAGCCAACGGCGCTATGGTAGTGACGGGTACGACGGATGAGCGCCCGATGGCGTGAAGCCCCTGTGACCGGAGGCGCTTATAGCGACGAGACACGCGCCTGGACAGTGCAGGATACGGTGAACTGGATTCCAGAAGCCGCCGAACGTGGCGGAGGGCGTTCATCCTCAATGTTGCGCTGCGCTCCTGGGGCGGCTGTGTTCTGTGTCCCTGAAGCCGCTAACCCTGCTCCGGTGCGCGGATTGCATGATGTGGAAGACAAGCTGTTTGCAGTGATCGGTACGAAGCTGTGGCAGATCACCACAGCGGGGGTGGCCATCCCTCGCGGGACCATTCCAGGCGTTGAGCGTGTCTGCATGGCGCACAACCAGATTGCCGGAGGGAATCAGTTAGTGATCGGTAACGGTACCTCCGGCTACGTCTACAACACCTATACGGAATTACTCGCCGAACAGATCACCGGTGAAGGGTTCCCAGGGTTCAAGGCGTGCGATTACGTGGACAGCTACATTGTGGGTGTTGAGCCTTCGGGCAGGTACTGGTTCCATTCCGCTCTGGCCGACGCCTCCAGTTACCGCACACTTGACCGTTATGAGGCCGAAAGCCAGCCAGACCGCATTGTCGGATTGGCCGTGATCCATCGCACTGTTTTCGTGCTGGGCAAACGCTCTGGGGAGTTCTTCTATAACAGCGGCGCATCGGAAGGTACTTTTCAACGCCATGCAGGCACTGAAATGCAAACAGGCTGCGCCTCCCAGCACACCATCCAACAGATGGGCAATACGGTTTTCTGGCTGGGACATGATGGCCGTGTGTATCGGCTAGACGGCTATCAACCGGTTCGAATCAGCACACCGCCGCTGGAGCAGGCCATCACCGCGTGCAACCATGAGGAAGCATTTGCGTTCACCTTTGATGACCGTGGGCATCAGGTGTACTACCTGACCTTCCCCGATGGGATGACCTGGGGGTTTGATATAGCAACCCGTGAATGGCATCGCCGCGAGTCCTTCGGGGTCAGTCGTTGGAGGATGAACGCCTGTGTACGGTGGGCCGCCCACTGGGTGGCTGGCGATTTTGCAAACGGCAAGTTGTATACCCTGGACTGGGGGATGCCGTGGGAACACGGCGAAGTGATTGAGCGCCGCCGTGTGAATGGCGTTCTGCACGACCATCAGAACCGCATGACCGTAGATGCCGTGGAGCTTGTGTTTGGGACAGATGCCCTTGGCGGCTACAAAGGGCCGGGCGATCTCACCCCCCCACAACCGGCAGGGCCTACGCTCAGCGGCAACGCACCAGATGCGGTGAACAAACAGGCGTACCGCTACGCCTACACCATGAAACCTGGTGCAACGCCCATTGTGGCAGTACGTGTAGTGAGCGGTGCGCTCCCCGAAGGGTTGAGCCTTGATCCTAAAGGCGTGTTGTCAGGCACCGTGGAGGTGGCGGGGCTGTTTGCCGGAGCCAAGCGCGCTTACCCCTTTACGATTCGCGTGACCGACGCGAACGGACTGTGGGCCTCCGTGAGCGACACGATGACAATCACGACCGCCGAGGTGATTTGCGGTACCTCCACGAGCTATAGCGGAGGGCAAGCGTTCCCGAACATCGTGCATGTGCAGCTTGGAAGCCAAACGGGACTTGTGACGCTCGCCTACGCCACCGCCGCCAACCCTGACAAGTTCCAGGTGTGGATCGGCGGGCAGAAGGTCATTGATACGGGCTACCACGGCGACACCAGTTATCAGGTGCAACTGGATGCGGACCTTAAAAACAGGGGGCTACCCCAAGAGACCATTACCCAGAGGCCGGGGGGCGAATCCACCCCCGAAGGCCAGTTCGCCGACAAAAACTACGAAACAGCCACGTTCCAAAAGACCACCGCCGATACGATCGCTGAGGTTCGGGTGTACTCACCGCTGGCGGGGACGGGGTGGCAATTCCACCTGGACTGCCCAACATGAGCCGAAAAGTGATGCTCCGCTACAGCAAAGACGGCGG